GATCCTGCTGTGCGGCCATCGCGGCCGGGTCCATCGTGACGCCGCGGCCCTCGAGGAACTTGGCGAAGTTCAGTGTGCCCTGCTCGTCCAGCTTTTTACCGCTCGGCATGGACAGGTTGATGGCGAAGACGGATTGTGCAAAGCCTTTCAGCCCTTCTGCCGCTTCGTGCGCGCTGCCGGTGGCGTTGCGCAAGTCGATTGCCATCTCCAGCAGTTCGTTTTGGTCGAACTGGTGAAAATCACGGCCGGTCTGGCGAACCGACTTGTGGATCGCCTCAGATTCCGCCGGCGACAGGTTCATGTTGCGCAGGCGGTTGTCCGTGCGCTCGTACTCGGCAGCCTGCTCGATCGAGCTTTTCAGGCCCTTCTCGATCTTAAAAGCCGCCCATAGCTCGCTCATGCCACGGATCGACGCGGCAAGTGCGTTCACATGAGTGCCTGCGCCCTGTGCGCCAGTGCCGACGCCATCCATTGCGGCGTTGGCTTCGGCGCTAGCAGCCGCCGCCGCGCTGCCCATACGGGCAAAGCCAGCCGTAGTCACCCCGAGTTGGCCGACAATGCGCTCGAGCGACAGCGACAGCGCCGCCATCGTGGTTTCCAGGCGCGCGGTTTCGCCCGCAGCCGTATTGGCCTGCGCGCCAACGGCACCCAGTTCAGACGCGGCGGCGGCGGAATTCGACTTGATCAGGCCCAGCGAGGCGCCAAGCGCATCCATGCCGGCCGAGAGCCCAGCGAGCTTACTTGCGACACCACTGACTGCCTGCTCCAGCGCCTCAAGCGTCGACATGAATGCCTTGACCGGCGCACTCGCGGTGTCGACCAGGTTCAACCGCATTTCAATGTTCATGGATGCCATGGGCGCTCACTCTGTTGTGTTATCGTTTAATAAATGGCCGCTCTTGCAAACATCGGCAGCACCGTTGTCTGGCTATCTGTTGCCGGATGGATCCTGTACGCCATCTATCCGGCGTGGCCGCTGATAGATATCGCGATCGCGGCCTGTCTATCGCGGGCAGTTTGGGTAAAAGTGCGTGAGCAACTGCAAAGGAAAGATCAGTTTTTGCGCACGAGCGATGTTTCGACACTTTCGCCGCTCGCATATGAGGATTACTGTGCCGTGGTATTGCGTGACGCAGGCTGGCGCACGCATACGACGCCGTTGCAGGACCAGGGCGTCGACGTGCTCGCAAATATGCGGGGAGTAAAAGCGGTAATTCAGTGCAAGATGTACTCACACCCGGTTGGAAACAGGGCAGTACAGGAAGTTGTGGCTGGCCGCCTGCACTACGGCGCCGACATCGCGGTCGTCGTCAGCCCGGCGCCGTACACGCGGTCAGCGCGAGAGCTCGCAGCGAGCACGCGAGTGCTGCTGCTTCATCACGACCAACTTCCGATGCTAGAGAGGATTGCGAAAATCCGCTGAAACTCAAAATTTCCTGCTTTTAACCTTGACGACCTTACACATGCCCTTAGTCACAATGGCGCTTTTCGAGTCATCCCAATTCTGTAGTGTCTCCATCCCGCGCTCGGAAAGCTCGGATGAAAACGTTCGCGTCACAGAAAGATCGGTGCGGTTGATAAGGTACGACGTCGTCTTTATGAACTCATCGCTCACACTGTCGCGCTTGTATCCAACCTCGCCTGCAGTGAAAAAACCCTCGGCGTTGAACGCTGATCCATCCGCATCGGTATGCGTGATGTTTCCGCTAGCCTCGTCGATCTTTACCGAGAACCTGAATTCACGCGCCGCGCCGGGCGGTGGATTATCGGGCCTAGTGACGCAATCGAGATAAACCGGAGCGGCAACAGCACCGCCGGCCAGGACAAGAAGTATCGCCGTGGAAATTACTCGCATCACACACCTCTCGTTAGTGAATTGGCAAGTAAACCTACCACGGCGACTCCATCTACACATCAGCGTTTTGTACTGATTTTCAGCGTTCGGTCAGCGTCTTGATTGCATCGTTAATCTTGTCGCCCTCTGCATTCGCCGCCATCCAGCCATGCGCCAGACGCTGCGCCGCTTCTTCCCGCTCAAGCACACTTGCCTCACGCAGAAATAGCTTGATCTGACTCAGGGTGTAGCCGGGGATGTCGCCCCATCGGTGGCCGGCGCGGATGAGGCGGGCGACGACGGCGCCCCAGTCCCACTCACGGCTTGCGTGAGGCGCTTCAGAACGGGAGACATCCGCTGGACGAAAAAATCCCGGTTCACCTGGATGACGGCCGCCATCAGGTTCAGGCCTTCGTCAGACGGCAGCGTGTCGAACCACGGCCGCGGTTTGTTCACTGCAAGGCACAGCAGCGCGAGCAAATCCTCGCCGCCGGCCGATGCGATCTCGATCAGGTCGCCACCCTCGATGACGTCCTTGATCGACGCGAAGCATTTGGCGACCTTCGGCAGCTGGCCAAACACAAACGGGGAAACTTTGATGGTCTCCCCGCCGGCGTCGACCTCCTGGCCCGGGAACAGGGCTTTCAGGTCTTCGCTCATGCGTTATGCCTTCAGGATGGTGAAGAACTGGGACAGGTCCGTCGGGGCCTGCGGCAGCGGCTTGCTGGTGTCCTGCAGCAGCATGCCATCGAGTTCGAAAGCTTGATGTTTTTTCTCGATGAGTGACAGCGCCTTCGCCATGTCGAGTGCGGCCTGGTGGCAGGTCACGATCACCGGCTGGTTGCCTTGCGCCGTGTTGCGGCCCTGCAGGCGCAGGGTGTAGTAACGCTGGCCGGTGGTGAACGCCTCGACCTTTCCGTTGTACGCGGCGTGATCATAGGTGACAGTGGTGGTCAGCGGCGTGCCCACGGGGATTGCCGTCGAGCTGGTCAGGACCGTGATTGAGCCGTTCACCGCGTCGAGGGTGTAGTCGGTACCCAGCGAGGCTCCGGATACGACGACATTCGACACGCCGGGGTGCGCCAGCGGGGTCATCATGCCGTTGTACAGCACGACGGTTTCGCTGACCCCGGTAGCGCTGACCACCGCGCCGGCGCTGCCGCCCCAAGTTGCGCGGACCCAGTTGGCGATCTTGATGTCGAGCGTGCGCAGCTTGACCGCGACATCGGTTTCGGTCGGGATGTGCGCCGCGGTCAGGCCCAGGCCGGACTGGGATTCCTTGATGTCCTCGAACTTCTGCTTCGGATCGATGGTGAACATATCGGCGTCGCCGATGAATTCGAAGCCGGACAGAGGCGCGCCGTTGAATGCGCGCTCCTGAATGAACAACTGGCCCTGAAAGAGACCGTAGGAACTGTCGTTGAATGCCATGGTGATTTACCTTTCGAGGGAGTTGATTAGGCGGCCGAGATATCGCGGTCCGTCTTGGCGACGATCTTGATGACGTTGCCGGAGGTGCCGCCCGAGGTGACGGTGATGCCGGTCACGTCGACGAAAATCTTCGCGGTGTCGGACAGGTTCGTCTCGGTTCCGTCGGTCAGCGTCGAGATCGATACGGTCAGCGTCGCGGTCGTGCCGTCGAACTTCTTGCCGGTGATCGACAGCGCGGTCGTCGCGGTCAGAGCGCCGACGTTCTTGGCAACCAGCTTGGCGCCGCTGTATTTGGTTTTGTCGATCGCGGCCAGGTGCGTGTAGGTGCCGGTCGTGGCGCCGGTGACGTTCACGCGTGCGATGTCGAGGTCGGCGCCGATGAACACATTTCGGGCCGACAGCGTCTTGAGGTGATCCGTGAACGCGGCATGGAATCGCAGTGTCGGGCTCGATGCGTTCAGCGTCGACAGGTAGGCGTCGAGGTTCGCGGCGCCGGCGTAGCGCTTCACGTGGGTGTCCAGCGCCTTGATCATCGCGCTGATGCCCGGGATGCCGAGCAGGAAGCCGGTCGGCATGACCGGGTGTGACTCGTCCAGGTCGCGCGCGGCGGGCAGCAGGTCGGCCGTCACGGCTTCGTCGTTCGAATCGAGCAGGTACTGCGCGATGCTGTTCGAGCCCGACAGGACCGCATTGCTGGCGGCATCGAGACCGGCGGTGAACGCATTGTCGAAGTTCGGATCGCCCACCGACGTGGCGCCGAAGCGTGCCAGCTTGTCGCCGATGGCCTGAAGGTCACTGTTGCTGATGAGGGGCATGGTATTTCCTTATTTACGGGGTGGAGAAACCCGCTCGTCGCGGGCGGGTTACTACATGAAAGCGTCGAGCGTGTAATGCTGTTCGTAGGCGAGGCGGTCCGGGTAGACCATGGCGAGCTTCTGGCCGATGTAGCGCCAACGATTGCCGCTCGGCGCCTCACGGCCGTTGTCGCGAACTGCGGCAATGACGGATTCGAGCAGCGGGAATTGCGTCGTCAGCAGGTCGTCCTGGCTCAAGTACGGCACGTAGATCACCACGCTGAAGACCTGCTGCACGTTCTCGCCGCTCGGGATCAGGCCGCCGCGCCCGCCGGACTGTGACGAGCCATACGGCGATTCGTCGACCTGGTCCTTGCCGAACATCACCCAGGCGGCTGGCAGCGGGATCTTGGTCATCGCAGGATCGGCGCCGCGGCCACCAATCGCGAGGCCGGCTCGCCCTTCGAAGCCCGCAACGGACGTCACGCGCGCGACGAGGTCGGCGGCGTTTTCAGAGATCATGCTTGCGTATCCTTTCCTGCGCCGCTTTCACAGCAGCGCCTCGATGAACTGGACGGCCGAGAACTCCATGCCGGCGATATCCTCGTCGGACCAGCCCATGAACGGGCGCGCGGCCATGCGTTCCGTGCCGTCCTGTAGGTAGCCCGCATACGGCACGTCGGAGCTAACCGACACGCCATCGGCGGCGGAGTGAAATGTGATCGAATTGAGCAGCGTCCCGTCGTCCCACAACAGACCCTGGGCTGCGTTGCCCTTCTTCGTGCGGTACTTCTCGGTGCGCGGCATCCACGGCGACCATGCCGCATTGTCCGGATCCTGCTTGGACTGCTGGATGCGCTGCTTGACGCCCTGTTGCGCCTGCTGGCCGACTTTCGCCATCCACGGCGACATGTTCAGCGCGGCGAGGCGGTTCAGGCACGCGAGCGCCTGCGCCAAATCGATGGTCATCGTCATATCGTGATCAGCCTCAAATGCGCGACGTAGCCGATGCTGGTGAAATCCGGCGCGTCGACGATGTACCGGATGCCGTTCTCGTCCCGCACGACGTCGTCCTGCGTCAGCGTGCCCTCGGGCAGCGGAATGAACGTAGTCCAATGCGTGATCGCCTGGCCCATCGTGGTCGCGTATTGGCTCTGCTTGATGTCCTCACGCTTGAATTGCATGAAGCACGGGATATCGGTCGCGTAATACTCGATGGACTGGTCGCCCCCGCCGTACGAGCCGCGGCCAATCGAGATTACATGGTTCGTCTGAACCGCCTGGATCGGCAGGTTCGGTTGCATGTCGCCGATGTAGAACGTGCCAGCTGGTCCAATCAGGATGTCACGCGGCTGCAGCACGCGGCCGTCGGCGTAGCAGTACCACGTCGGGATCTGGTACTTGTTCGGGATCGCGAATTTCTTCTCGGCCGCGAATGCAACCGGGATGCGCTCGATCTTGTAGATGTCGTCGGTGACGGCGATCGGCTCGTCGAAGCGGTAGACGTCGTACATGAAGCCTGCCTTTGCGGCCAGCTTCGCATAACCTGCGTAGATCAGGCCTTGCAGGCGGTCGCCGGTCATGCTCATTTCAACCTCAATGTGTCGATGCCGTTGCCGCAATCGGTCTGGAACTGGCAGGCCACCTCAACGGCCCGCTTCGCGTCGCAGCCGAGGAACATCGCTGCTTCGGCGTAGTCGCGCCCCGAGCCAAACGCCAAGCATTTCTGCTCGATCG